GCCACCGGCTTTCAGGTGGTTCTTCAGGTCGGCAACGGTCTTGGCCCGCTTGCTTACGATGGAGAAATGCCTCTCGATGAACGCTGCCACCTTATCCATATCGGTGCCGTCTGCACTGCGTGCGCCCATCAGCAGGCACTTTTTCGCCCAAGCGGCTGTGTCCAGGCTTGTAAAACCGAAATTGTGAAGCACCATAAGGCTTGCGCATACCCCACAGCCGCTGGTATAGATACAGCCGCTGGTTCCGTATTTGTATGGATGAGCCTTGCTGGGGTAACGGATAGATTTACATTTTTCGGTTGTCTGCCGGCAGTAATACAATTTACTCATGGTGTACAGCCTCACTTTCCGCCGTTTCTGTCCGCTCCAGCGCCAGAGTCTCATCTGCTTTCAAAGCTGCCTTGGTAAAGCTGTTGTTCTTCCACCAGGCGGCCAGGGAAGCTGCCACGGCCACCACGGTGGACACAGCGGTGTACACCTCATCATCAGAAAATGGCAAGGGGTTCTTGCCAAAGGCGTTTAAGAGTACATTCAGCAGCGATACCACCAGTACGGCGGTGCGTGCAATCGTTCCTGCGGTTACTTTCATTTTTTAGTCCTCCTTTTGTGGCTCCTCCGGGAGCGCGATTATTTCGTTATAGAAACGAGTCATCATACCATTGCCGCCCAGGGCGTGGTAGGCGTCATACACCTTGACCATGGCTTCTTTTGCGTAGAGCGGGCAGTAGCGCCGCTCCGTGTGTTTGTCGTGTTGTCGAATGATCTCGGCGCGCAAAATGGACTGCAAGCCGTTTTCAATCGCTGCGTACCGTGCGCTGTTTACTTCATCTATTGCCTTTTTGCTTTTCTTCCGAGCGATCAATGAAGCAATCACAGCGGACACGGCGCTGCCCACCACCGTTGACACGGCAGCGGTCAGGGCGGCCGTGACGAATGCGCTATACATCGGTCTCACCCCCTTGCAGGGCGTTGATCTCTGCCCGGTATGCTGCCCGCTGCTTGCGGATCGGCGCATATTCATCCTCAGACAAAGCGCCGTCCGTGTACTTCAGACAGAGGTAATCCGTCTCCGCCAACTCGGACTTTAAAAACGCAATGCGGCTTTCTGTTTCAATGCTCATTTTGCCACCCCCAGTATTTCAACTTGTGTGCCGCTGCCAATCGTCTTGCCGTTCGTTGGAAACGACAGGGCTTTGATCGCACCATGGTTTTCCACATCTCTCATAATGTTGAAGGTGATCCCGCTTGCGTTCCATATTGCGTTCCCTGCCAGGACATTGGTCGCGTTGAAGTTACTGGATATGTTCGTCTTATTCGTTTGCACGCGCACCATGTTGCCGGTGATATCAACTTCCGCCACCGCAAGAGAGCCTTTCGCCGCGTCCGTCTCATACCGGAACACATTCGGCAGGAAGCACTTGGAGGTGTAGGAATTCAGATACACAGTGGTATCACCGGCCGCTGAATTAGAAGCACTGCCCGCCACCGCCATGCGCAGTCTGATCTTGCGGCAGGGATTGGCAAGGTCCCACTGCTGGTTGGCCGTGGTGTCTTCATCGAATGTTTTTGTGAACACGATCTCCCAGGTTTCAACACCAGATGCGCCGGGTTCACCGGGATCCCCCTTATCTCCCTTGTCGCCTTTGGCACCATCATTACCGTTCACGCCGTCTTTGCCTGCGGCACCTGTATCGCCCTTGG